TTAAAATCCAGACTCCGGATAATTCTGTTGCGCTGAAACTCATTGTTGAGTTTGAACAACCGTCGAAGAACACGGTCACGCGGATAGCGTCGTGCGGCAGGTGAATGCTCATACAACTCATCAAGCGGCAAACTGGACGATGAACGATACCGATACCAACGCACCAACTCTTCACGAAAATTAGCCCTGACAAGCTCAGCTATCGTACTCATTTCTTAAAACCTCCTCAAACGCATTCTGACGCATTTTTCATTCTCGCTGCTTATCGGTATACCTTGCACGTGCTTACCTCACCACAGAGCGATTGTGATGCCTTAAAAGCGATTTATTGAAGTGATATTTGCTTAATCGAAATTCTTTTCTTTGATTCCTGCGGCCCTGATGGCTTTCATTACTGCAATTACCGTTTTGTCACGCCCATCCTCATAACCCATCGCATAAGCACCTTCTTCACCATCTTTCCAAAGGTCGTCATTCGATTCGGGCCAGTCGATATCCAGTTCAATAGCAGAGCGCGATGCCTGCCATATCACCCAGGCAAACTCTTTTAATTCATCGTCTCCCGTGAACTGGCTTTTGTCTTTTGACCACCAGTTTTCAAACTGTCGGTAGCTATCGTTCACTTCCCTCTCCCCCAAATAAAAAGGCCTGCGATTACCAGCAGGCCTGTTATTAACTCAGTGATGTAGATGGTCATACGTCAGCCCCTTGTGCATATCGTCTGCCACGCGCAGCAGGTGCATTTGATGCTGTGCAAATCTGTCTGGCTTCATCCTGGTCACATGCAACAAAGTGTCCGTTACAGAACCGCTGGTAAACTGTACCAAGCGAGCCAAAACGGTTTTTCGTCACGATGATTTCAGCAAATGGCGCGGCGCTACTGTTCTCATCATATACCGCTTCCCGATAGAGCATGATGATTGAGTCTGCGTCCTGTTCAATGCTTCCTGAATCACGCAAATCTGCGTTTGTCGGGCGTTTGTTTGGTCGCTTCTCAACATCGCGCGAAAGCTGACTCAGGGAGATAACCGGTGTTTTCAGGTCTTTCGCCATCGCCTTCAGGCTTCCGGAGATGTGAGCAATTGCGAGGTCGTTGCGGTCTGCTTTCGGCTTCTCAATCAGGCCAAGATAATCCGCCATGATGAGTGACAGGTTTGGATTTTCCTGCTTATGCCGTTCTGCGATTGAGCGTATTTCTTCGACCGATAACCGCGAAGCATCGACTACCCATACATCCAAATCTGCAAGCTGACTCATGCCGTTAGCAACACGTGCCCAGCCCTCGTCATCCATCGATGCAGGATTTCGCAGTACGCTAACCGACATCCTCCCGGCGTTGGCAATGCTTCGCTCTGCAATCTGCAATGCGCTCATTTCCATTGAGAAAATCAATACCCCGCGCCGGACGTCAGAACCAGGAATAACGCGGCTTGCCACACCTTCGGCAATCTTCAGCGCCAGTTCGGTTTTCCCCATACCAGGACGAGCGGCGATAATCACCAGGTCTTCTGCGTTCATCCCTCCAGTGATAGCGTCAAGCTCTTCGATTCCGGTCTTCAGGGTATCTGACTCTTCTCCGTTCCTCAGACGCCTGTCAAGCGTGTCAGTGTAGTCAGTGATGATTTCCCCTAACCGTACAGGTTTAACCTCGTCACGGGGCTTTCTGATGGCTGAAAGACGCTTTACAAGTTCATCCATCGCCTGACTCGATGCGTCGATGGTTCCGCTTTGGATTGGTTCACGCATTTCATCCATGATTTCCAGCACCAGACGGCGGTGATAGTTATCCGCGACCATTCCGGCATATCCCTTCAGGTTTGCGGCACTCGGGCAGTTTTTGCTGGTCATCAGGATTGACGTGAAATGCTCCTCTCCGCACGCCTCGGCAACCATCAGCGCATCGATTAGGTTTCTGTTTCTCGCCTGCTTGCGAATAACCTCGAAGGCTTTCCGGTAGAGCGGAATTGAAAACGCTTCCGGCTCCAGCGTTGCCAGAACGTCACTGGCGGTTGGAGTTAATCCACCAATCAGCAGGCCACCGATAACGCTAGCTTCGATATCCTGTCTCATGCAATCCCCCTGTCTGCAAACTTCCCTTCCCGAACTCCCGTTAACGAATCTTCCCTCAGCAGGTAATCAAAATCTGCCGTCCAGCCCGTGTCGTTGTCTCCGAAGTAAAACGGCTTGGCCTGATGCACAAACGCCCTGACATACGCTCTGAAACCGTCCACGTTTGGCGTTTTCAGTTGCGGGATAATTTTCTTCAGGCGGCGTTTTCGTTTCTCGTTGACCGCAACAGCGTGTGGAAGTCTGTCACCGACTTCGGTGTTGTAGGCGTTCAGGAAGGATTCGTAGTCGATTCGTTCTGCCTTGCGACGTTCAGGTTTAACCTGCCCATCGCCATCCCCGTTAGGGGGTAAGGGGGTATTTGTATTTATTGTCTTTTGTATATTGTCTTTTGTGTTTAGCTGACTTGGCTTATACCCATTAGCCGACTTGGCTAATGTTTTATTAGCTGTTTTAGCTAATGTTAAGCTGTCCTGGCTAATCCACTGAGAAACCACCTTGTTCACTCCGATTTTCACGCCATCAGCAATGAGGAATTTACGCTCAATAAGCTGGCGCTTGGCAGCGCAAACATGAGTGTGATGAATACCTGTCATGGCTGCTATCTGCGTGTTTGTGAGTCGATCCATCGGCTTATTGAATCCGTATGTCTTGCGCATGATAGCGAGCATCACCTTCAACTGCCGGACGGTTAAATCAGCCATCAGCAGACTGTCGGTAATCTCGTTAGCAACGCGCATGAAACCATCTTCGGTATCTGCCACGCGATGCTCCACGACCTCCAGTTGAGGCCTGTAATCAGCTAACTTAACGACGCCCATGTTTCACTCCTGCTTTGGCTAGTCTGTAAACACCAACAAGGCGCTCTGCGAACGCCCTGTTATTTGCTGCGGCTACCACTAATCCCTCAGGTGAATCAGGGTGTCGAATCTCTTCTTTTTCCTGGTATTTCTTACGACGTTTTGTCATAATTACTCCTGTGGATTGATCCAGTAATTCCCTCAGAATTGCATATCAATTTGCTTAAAATCCTCGGTGGCAGCCGGGGATTTTTTCTTTGTGATTTCATCAAGCGCATACTTAAAAGCCCTGCTAATCGGACTGATGTCTGATGCCATTCCGAAAGCACACAAGACCGAAGCAATAAACCGCCAGTCCGTTCTGCTTATCTTCGATTCATGACAGCCAATCATCTTTGCCAGACCGCGCTGTGTAAGCGTTGACAGGTTGATGAGTAAATCTGTTTCTGCGCGATCAACGTCGCGCTGTGATAGTTTGCTGTAACTTGTTCGTTCCATTTCTTAAGATTTCCAATAGTGAATAGTTAGTTGAAAGGTATGCGTGGAAACGCATATGGCCTTAGTTGGTCAGATATCTTGGGACTCGCTTTTCAGCGACGTAGGACGAATGTCCGTTGTTACAAAGAGCGGCTCCGCTTATTAAGCGGCTTTGTGCTCCGGCGGGAACACGTCATCAAGACTTACTTTTGCGCCTAACTTGTTTAGACACGCAACAAGAGCACGGCATGTTTTAAGGTCTGGGAAGCGACGACCAGATTCCCAATGTCCGATAGCTCCCTGTGTGCATCCAACTGCCTTAGCAAGTGTTGTTTGAGAGATATTCAGTGACTCTCGATATTTTCGTAGGTTGCTCATATGCCCTCCATAGTAACCACGAATAAAAAAATACAATATGTACTTCTCAAATACAAGTAAAAATACACATTGTGCATGGATGGTTCCAGTACAGAGCGTAATAATAAGGACATGAAAATGAAATGGTATGAACTGGCTAGATCCAGAATGAAAGAGCTCGGCATAACTCAAGAGAAGTTAGCCGAAGAGCTAGGTATGACGCAGGGTGGAATTGGACACTGGTTGCGCGGATCTCGTCATCCATCTCTTAGTGATATTGGTGTGGTGTTTAAATACCTTGGTATTGATAACATATCATTCAACCACGACGGGACATTTTCACCTGTTGGCGAATACTCATCGGCCCCAGTTAAAAAACAATATGAGTACCCTGTTTTTTCTCATGTTCAGGCTGGGATGTTCTCTCCAGAACTCAGAACCTTTACCAAAGGTGATGCGGAGAGATTGGTAAGCACAACCAAAAAAGCCAGTGACTCTGCATTCTGGCTTGAGGTTGAAG